GGCTGGCCCGATCATCTTGAGTTGCAGCAAGATATCCGTCCACAAGCGAACGCCGTTCGCAGTCAGCACATCAGTGGCTGCTTGCTGGCTCATGATCACGAATGGCGGTACGGTGCCAATCGGCGCAAAGGAGAGCCAGATGTTGCCTACGGCGACCGTCATCAGTGCGCTATCGGCCTGCATCGTGCTTTCGCACCACTGTAGAGCTTGGGCGAGTTCACTCATATGGCTTCTACTCCAATACCACCAGTAACGCCCACTGCAAGCAGCCCCTCGAAGTCAAGCGCGTGCATGAAGTGGGCAGATGCCCAGGCAACAGCCGGGTAAAAGTAGGACTGTGCTGGCATAAAGCGTGTCCCCATCTCGACCTAGATTCCATAGGTCGCCCCTACTCCTGCGATGGCCTCCATATCACTGCTCGGCATCTCCGGCGGGAACATCTCTTTCGATTGCAGTTGATAGCCCGTGCCGGTGAACTTCGCGCCCGAATACTGCACTCCCTGATCTGTGGCCCGATAGACGCTTGATTGTAGCCAGTGTGTTTCCGCCGGCGCGTTGATCACCGTCATATCCTGAATATCTTTTGCCGTTTCACGTACCACCCGTTTGCACGCGGGTACGATGCGACTTGCGATGAGTGGAAAGTGATTGAATGACGTACCAGTAGCCATGCTTCACCTCCAATCAATGTACAACTGTCATGATAGCGTCGTTAGGTATCGTGTAACTCTCTTCAACCTGGATGGCTTGCACCAGCCAGTTCTCATTTTTATACGTCACTTGATCACCCTCCCTGATATCCGTCCCTGGCAGAAAGCGCAGCATCATGGCTTGTTGCGCTCCGATGAGGTTGGCGAATAACTGCAAGTGCGTGGCCGTTGGGCGGAAGACGTTACACGTCACATTGCCCTGACTCACCCACGTCTCCACGTTATTGCCGTAGCCATCGGGTGCCACCGTCTTACGTAAGAGCGGCAGACTCTGGTCAAGAACAGCGGCCACCGTTGCTTGCAACGATGTGATCTCAGCCGCCGTGAGCAATCCAGGCATACGCTATCCTTTACCCCGAACTCATGTAGTCAATTGGCTTCGCACCAAGCCCTACACTGGCAACGCCTTCACTTTGCAAGTCTGAACGTGTGAAGCCTAGGCTCGATGCCCGTTGCTTGCCCCTGTAGGTTTTCGCCAACGCTTGCAGCATACTAGCCGCTTGACTGCGCTTGAACGATTGCCCATCGCTTGAAAAGTCGTAGTTGAGCACCCATTTAGCAGCCCATCGCTCTAAGAGATCAGCCGATGCGCGGTAGAGATCGTGCGTCGAGCCGGTGAGATAGACGGGCGGCAACGTGTTCTGCGCAAATGTCCAATAGCCTGCAATGAAATCGCTTGCCGATGGCGTGACCGTGACCGTCAAGAATTGCTGTAAGACCACGCCGCCTTCCCAACTGCCGAGCTCATGCCAGTAGTTGAGATACTGGATGGTGCCAGTGCCATAGGTCGGCTTTGTCTGAAGCACCTCATTGACATAATCCACACGTGAATCGTCAAGCACATTCTGGATGGTTTGATTGTCAAAGGTCTGAGAGGCGCCCTCAGGGTCATTTATTAAAATTCTGACCCGCGCGATAATCGCTAACATTGTGCTTCTCACAGCCATTGCAAGCGCCTCCTTTCAAGACAAAATTCCCTATGGGCGAGTCAACGACAAGTCACCCTGATAGGTTATAGTTGGGGTTGTCGGCGACCCTGTCAGTATTGCCGAAAGGCGTATCTGTGGCGCCGTAATCACCCCTGATACCATCACAGGCTGCACGTTAAAGGGAATAAAGATTTCCCCTGCCTGGGCAGTCGTGGTCAGGGTGATGATCGGCTCACCCTGGAAGTCGGAGCGCCAGGTGGTCGGCACGCCATCCAGACAGACATCCACCGTAAACGTCCACACGCCCGAACCTGACGCCTGGTTCGCTGCGCTGTAAATCACACGCGCCCACATCCCGCGCCGTGGAGTTCCACCAGGCAGAATAAGCGCTGCGCCGTTAAAGGTCGCAGTTTTAGTAACTGAGCTTTGTAGAACCAGTAGGGTATCAACTGGCATGTCATGCTCCTTCTGCGGCAGGTTGGCCGCTCGCTAGTGCGTCTTCCTCAGCACGCTTTTTCGCCAGCGCCTCGGTATCGGCTGTGATCTGCGCGTCTTCTGAAGCTCGCGCCGATGCAAGGGCCGCTTGTTGCTCAGGTGTGCGCTCGATTGCATCTTCTGCTACACGCTTTGAAGCTAGCGCCTCAGCCTCGGTCTTGAGTCGTGCGTCTTCCTCATCTCGCGCTGCCTGTCGTGCCTCGGCTGCTAAGCGTGCGTCTTCTGTTGCAAGGTCAAGACCATGTGCATGTCCCATGTGCAGGATGAGCAAGTCAAGCACGTGACCGAGCATGAAATCTTGCTGCCCAACAGCAGCGGCAGCTGCTCGTAGTTCTGCAAGCTCATCGGGTGACATCTGCATCTCAGGCGCCGGAGCCTTTTTTGTAGGCATCGTTGTATCCTTTCTGGCTTACCCTATTTTGATATCAAAAAGGCGCCCGATAGAGCGCGTTGAGGCATTGACTAAGCCAACGGCCCAGTCAATCAGTGTGCGGTAAATGGCACCGTTGTAGATCAAGCCCAGGTCTTGCACGTTGGGCGGTGCAAACTGCCAGCCGAAGAAGTGATCTGTCGAGTAGTTGACGGCGTAAATGGAGGCGAAGTTTGCCGATGCGCCTGTACTATCGGCACCTGCCGCCGTTTCACCAACGCTACCAGAGCCTGCGGCAATCGCGTTTCCTGCAAGGATACGGGTTGACTGGTCGGCTTTGACGCCCGGGTCGCGGATGATCGCGTTCTTGTAGGTCTGGATGGTACGGTTGAACTGGTCTTGACTCTGATCAAGACCACCACTGGTGCCCATTGCGCGAACGACGAAGTTCAAACGACGCTTGATATAATCGTTCATGTAGAGCACGACGCCTGAGCCGTCAGGACTATCGACGCTCCACAACAAAAGGTCAAGCAGTTCTAAGAACTGGCCGCCTTTGATCGCCGTGAAGCCTGTCTGTGAGATATCACACGCCGTCCCACCTGCGTCAATCTTGTTCTCAGGACGCACACCGAACTTGTTCGCTGATGCTGCATCGTCAAGACGCGCACGCAAGCCCACAGGCGCGTTAGCGTCTCCGGTGCCGTCGTGCGCGTTCTTAAAAAACTTGAAGTTGATATCGTAGGTCAAGCCTTTGAGGTAGGCCGCTGTCTGTGCGGCGCGTGGCTCGACGATCTGGTTTTGGTCTAAGACGATGAACTTATCTACATCGACATAGTTACGCACGATGTAGGCTTGTTCCTGGTACGGTGTGGGTTGGCCGTGTACTGAGGTGCCTTCAGTGTTGAGTGCGACCCCGTTTGGTGTTGGTAGGTTGCCTTCCCACCGTACCCCGTTGACTTGCAGGGATTGCTTCTCAACGAGCGGAATATCTTGTATGACATTCCCGTAATCGATCAGGGACATCGTTACGGCCTGCACTAACGGCTGATTGCTCAGCAGCGCGTAGTCGGCCAGAGTGACTGTCCCGGCTCCAATTGCCATAGTCGTCTCCAATCATCCCTACCAGAAAGGCTCTCAAAAGCCGCTCAGGGAGAGATACTAAAGCGTTGTTTTGTTGTTAGAAGCCTCAGGTTTTCCAGAGTCCCGGGTCATTGAGGCGTGGTATGCGTCCTGGTTGCTGTTGGCCAGGCGATGCGATGCTTGAGCGTTCCGGGTTCATCGCTGGTATCATCGGCGCTCGCTTTTGTTGTTGCTGTTGCATCTCGGCGGATTTCACGATTTCAGGTGTGCTCTTGGCGAGATTTTGCAAAAGCGTCTCGATGTTCCTGGGCTTGCCATCATCAAATTCGATGGCATCAAGATCATTCAAGAGGAGCTTTGCAAGCATATCCGCAGGCAAGATGAAATTGAGCTTTGCCGCATGGCGTGCAACGTCTTGATAGACACGCGCCTCTAAGAGTTCGGCTGCAAGCGTTTCATGCTGCTCTTTCAAGTCGGCGTACTG